GAAAAATGCGTGAATTTAAAAGAAAGAGGATACAAATATTACCCTATGGGGAAATTCTTAAAGATAGGGAAGCTAGTAATGTATCATGGACATCACTTTGCTGGTATACAACACACACGCAATCATCTGATGAGATTGGGATGCAACATTATATACGGACATCATCATGATATTCAGCAAAGTTCGGTTACTCATCTTGATGGGCAAAAGTCAGCTTGGAGTCTCGGTTGTCTCAAAGATATGTCATCTGAGCAGAATGCATGGCTTGGTGGTAGACAGCATAATTGGAGTCATGCGTTTGCCATCGTGGATTTTTTTAACGGTGGGCTATTTACTGTTCATGTTATACAAATAATAAATGGAATGACCTCATTATGGGGTGAATTAATTGATGGAAACAAATGAACCCAATGGAAATAATAGAAAAGTTTGGAATCCCTGTTACGGTGGCAGTAGCATTTGGTTATTTTATATGGAAACAAAACAAGTATATACAGGATGATTTAACAAAGGATATACATCAGAAGTTTAACAGATTAGAAGGAATAATAATAAAATTGATTGACCAACAGAAAAAGATACAGATTGAATTAAGGGGAATTATAAAATCTTATCAATCTTTAGTGGATATAATAACTAAGTTGATTAAGAAAGAAGATAAAAAATGATTGGTCCAATATTAAGAAAATTATTACCTCTTGTATTGAAGGAAGTTGCTTCAATGATACAACCATTACAAAGGTATGCATTTGAATCGAATGAACTTGATAGAGAAGTGGAAGTATTAAATAGAAGAGTACTTAAATTAGAAGTAGATTCGCATCCTCAAGGAAATTTTTCAATATGCGAAATTTGCAAAGAAAAGATAAAGGAGAAATGATATGGCTAGAACAAGTGCCATGGCAGGAACATCAGGTGAAACTCTCACTGTTACTATAACTGAAAGTTTAAACATTGATAATAGAGATTATGGTGGAAAACAAACAATGACATTTGCTAGTATAGTAGATGTAAGTAGAAGATTGGTTACTGTATTACATACAGCAGAATCGGTTATAGCTACATTTGCTGCTACAATCGGACCAGGAGGATTTATTGCAGATGATATTAGATATATGAGATTCACTAATGTTGATGATACACATTTTATTACATTAACATTTAGGAACCAAGATAATGACGAGGTTGCTATGAAGATTGATGCAGGAAAATCATTGGTATGGTGTGGTGATACTACTGATGGAATGACAGCTGTTTTTAATGCAACTGAAGATGCTGATGCTAATTATAGTCAAAATTTCGGAAGCTTAACAAATATTCAAGCTCGTGCAGATTCAGGAAGTGTAGATTTAGAAATGTATATAGCAGGTGTGTAACAATAACAAGGAGAAAGTAAAATGGATATTTTAGATAATCTAAAAGAAGAAGTAGGTCAAATGATTGAGGACAAAGTTCAAGACCTTAGGGATGAAGTTAAGGGTAAGTTAGATGATGTTTTTAATGATGAATTACAAAAGAACATCGTTGATGCTTTAAATAAAAACATAAACGTACCATTCATTTCGGAGGGTATGGAAGAGAAGGGTCTGAATTTTATGTATGAAGTCCTTGAGGAAAAAATTAAAGAGGCTCTTAGAAAAGCTTTATAATGCCAAAACAGCAATTAATTATCAAGAATTTTGAGGGAGGTTTAAATACAGATTATGACCCAAGAGATATTGCTGATAATGAATTTAGTGCTTTAGAAGGATATGACGTTGATTCTCTTGGAAGAATAAAGTTGATGGGAGACCATAATAATCATTCAAGTATTTCTGGGATTACTGGTTTGGGTTTTCCTGGGTACGGAATATTTGCATATTCAACTGATTATGGAAGAGGTGGCGGTATAGAATTAGAATCTTTTACTAATCTAGCATTATCAGAGGGAGATTTTATTAATATATGGAACGATAGTGATGATGCTTGGAATGGTGGCGTTTACTTGCCGATTGATTTAGGAGGAGGCGATGACACAACAACTGATGTTAAGCCTTCATTTTATGCCCCTAATGGAGGGCTAAGGGTTTGTGATGGAGAATTTTCAAATCACGCAAATATTCCTAAATCATTTCTTCATATTCCCCTTATAGACCTCGGTGAGGGAACAAATAGTAGCTATCCAACTACTAATGCACAAATATCCCGATATGCTGGTTGGAAGGATTTTGATGCATCTATCGAAAAAGGGGTAACATCAGCAAATCTCAAAATGATAAATACTGGTTCCAGAACGCATGGAATAACAGAATGGTCAGAAGGAGATGTTAATAATCTTGATGCATCTGTAACGCATTCAGGAGATACTCCTGGGACTGTGCAGTTAGATACAGGAATAGATTTTGGTGATTCATTAAGTTCAACCACAGATTATTACAATGGATATACTTGTTCATTTAATCGAGATGGAGTCGCTATATATGGCGTAGTTTGTGATTATTCGAAAACTGGTTCTGATGGGACATTTCATATATGGACTGGTCCAAATGGAGATAGTAGTCCAAAAGCAGATAGTGTTGACCATACTGAAGATTGGGGATTTCAAGTAGGGCAAGAAGATACGGCTATGTGGAATGCTGATTTAGACTGGCATACTGGTAGCTATAGAGGTGTGATACAGGATGATTGGGGAGTTACTTTGAGATTTGATGAAGCAACTGCATCTGGTGCTGGCACTTGGATGCCTACGACTGGGACAAGATACAAATTTTATCATACAACAATATTTGATGAAGTGCAAGAATCACAACCAGCGGTATTTACAATGTATCCAACTAAAGCTGTTTCTGGTACTGGCAACAATGACCATGTAGCTGTTGATGAGATATTTTTTGGAACAAATGCTAGCCTTGCTGAAAATGCTATAATTTCTGCTTCAAATGACGTGGGTGTCTCTTTTGCATTATTAGTTAGAATGAAGGGCCCTCATATCCCTGAAGGAGGTGCTGTCCAAAGATTTACTCCAAGCAATCATGAAGAGGGAGACCCTACTGATGATTATCCTACAGGTCCTCAAGATAATCCAAGTGATGGAAGTACAAATTATAATTTTTTACCAGATAGTGGAGTGACAGCTGGCAACTCTAGGGTTACAGGAGGAAGAGTTTATTGGGCGTCCTCTGAAGATGGTTATTCAAATTTATATCTTTTAATTGATTATGATTTAGTAAAAGGAGCAATTCCAGTAGGTTCTGCTGGAGGGACAGGAGTAGGTGGATATGCTAAATGGAGGTCATTTGAATACCCAGTAGCATCAAACCCTGTTCTTACTCCTGATTGGACTGGTTCTCAAGGAATTTGGTATGACCCTCCTATATTAGAGACATATGAAAGTTTAAATGGGTATCCTCATGACGCAAAATTAAATGCAAAATGGAAAACAGCTGTTATTGCAAATGGTCGTGTTTATATAGCAAATATTAAACGACAACAAAAATCAACATTTGAGGGAGGTGGAACTTGGTCAGGTATTGGGGATTCTACAATATACGACCCTGAATATCAGGATAGGATAGTTAAATCCCCTGTTGGTAAATTTGATACATTTCCAGATGCTCCAGGCTATACTTTTGAATTATCATCCAATGATGGTGACGAGATAATAAAACTTGAAACATTTGCAGATAGATTATTAATATTTGGGAAATATAAATTGCAAATTATAAATATTCAAAGAGATACTGAGATATTAGAGAGCGTACATCCTTACGTGGGTCTTGATGGAGGAAATCCATGTCAAGCGGTTGATACAGGCATGGGTATAGCATGGATAAATTCTCAAGGTTGTTATTTTTATGATGGGAGACAAGTTCAATCCCTAACTGATAATAAAATAAGGAATAAGTGGATTGGTGAAGATGAATTTGATGGTTCACCTTTTTGGTTGTCAAATGAAAGTGATGTCCCTGGAATTGCATATGACCCTAAATCTAAAAAAATAATGTGTATCAAAACTATTACTGACGCTGGGAGTAACTCAGAACATATATTAATGTATAGTTTAAAAACAAAAGCTTGGACATATAAAGAAAATACATTAACTAATAATACAATAAAGAGATTTACTGTATTTAAAAATGAATTAATATTTGATAATGAAAGTAGAATTCAAACTTGGAGTGATAAACCAGCTTATGGTCGTGGCTCTGGAGCGAATGTAATATATACAAAAGATTTTGATTTTGGCGCTCCTGCGATTAGAAAAAAGATTTATAAGGTGCATATTACGTATAAAACTGGAGTCTCGTCTGGGATTGGATATACACATGTTCAAGTTACATATGGAGTTGATGGAGATTCTACTCCGACAGAGTCATTTACCGTACCTGAACTTCCATACACAAACAATAGT